TCCACGGCGGTGACCATCCCGGCGAGCACGGTCATCCAGATCGACACGTCCACGAACGTTGAATATGCGAAGGTCACGGGTGTGTCCGGGACCGGGCCGTTCGTGCTGACGCTCGCGTCGCCGCTGACGATCGCGCACTCCTCGGCCGCGGTGGTGGTGACGCAGACGACGCACACGTTCACGCAGTTGCGCACCGCGTCAACGGTGTGGCCGACCTACAGCATCACGGTCGATGACCTCACGGACGTGCGCGGCTACGCGGGCTGCGTCGCCAGTGAGCTTCAGATCAAAATCGATCCGAAGGGCATCGTCACGTTCTCGCCGAAGTACATGGGGTTCCCGTCGGCTACGGTGGCGACGTTCACGCCTGCGTACACGACCGTTCAGCCGCTACTGGGCTGGCAGTGGACGATGAGCAATGCCGGCGGGGCGTCCACCCGCGGGTTGACGTTCGACGTCACGTTGAAGCGCGCAGTGGAGGCGGTCAACAGCAGCGATGGCACGCCGTCGCCGCGGGAGATCTTCCCAGGCGCACTGGAGGCGGACGGCTCCTACAAGGCGATCTACGAGTCGAACACGGACCTGAACCTGTTCATGCAGTACGCGCAGACGCCGACCACTGCGACGCTCACGCAGCCGGTCTCCGCGACTGTCCCAGGCATGAGCCTGGCAATCACCATGTCGAAGTCCGGCTACCACAAGGGCACCGTCGACCTCGGCCAGACATATGTTCAGGCGGACTTCGACATGTCCGCGATCTACAACACGACCGACACCGGCATAGCGACCGTCGTGCTCAAGAACTTTTCAGCAGCGACTTACTAGCCGTTCCGGGCGGCCATGCACGATCCCGAACCCCCATCACCTGAAGCGGCGACCGCTACACCGGTCACGCCCGCGAATGGGATGGCCGGGAACTGGAAGACATGACCCCCCATTCCCTGAGGGATCAGGAACCCGGTCGACTTGAGCGGGCCGGTCTTGCCGTCCACCTCGGCGGACACGTCTACGGGCCCGTGCAGGATCACCTGCACTTGGGTTCCGTTGCCGTGCTTGCTGTAGACGGCCTGGGACGCGTCACAGAGCGCTGTGCCGCCGGCAGGGTTCGGGCGGGTCTTGAACAGGCTGCCTCCTGTTGTGGGGGTCGGTGACCCGCTCGCGGTCGGCTGTGAGCTCGCAAGTGGTAGCCCGCTGGCGGTCGGCGGCGTGGCGGGGCCACCCGCAGCCTCCGATCCGCCGCTGCAACCACTCAACGCCAATGCTGCGGCGGCACCGAACGCCGCGACTCTTCTGCTCAACAGGACCTCCCCGGTCGCCGCGATTATGCGCCGATCACGGGGCGCCTGCCCACTCCCGCACACCCTGGAGGCCACCCTTGGCCGGATACGCCAAACGCAGCATCAAACTCGACTTCCCGGACCTGAGCGAACCGGGCGATGATATCTACATCGCGATCCGCAACCCGCGGCTCGTCCCGCCGGGGGAGCTGCGTGGCAAGGACATTCCCCTGGACGACAAGGGTGTCCCGGTGAACCCGGCCGAAGCCGAGCAGGCGATGTACGAGACGCTTGCGAAACTCGTGGTGTCCTGGCACGTCTACGACGCCACCGACCTCAGTGACAACCAGGCCCTCCTGACGTCGCCCGCAACCCCTGACGATGTCGCAAAACTCCCCACGGAGATCATCAACAGGCTCGCGGAGGAAATCCAGCAGGCCGCAAACCCTCACTAGCCCCAGACGGGGCGTACTACAACGACGTCATCCTGTCCGCCCAGTCGATCTACGACGGGACATGGGGCAGCCCGGAAGCGCCGGGCGAGTTTCTGGACTTCGAGTTGATGCGGGACATGGGTTGGTCGTGGGCCGACCTGGAGGCGACACCCGCATATGTGCGCCGGTTCTGCCAGGACCTGCTGTGGATCCGCCGCGCCGCGGAGGCAGACGAAGCGGACAAGTCTAGGCGGGAGGCGTCCCGTGGCACATGAGTTGCGGCCGGGGGAGTTCACGAAACTGTTCGCTGAGGTGGGTGTCATCGCTGAGGTGAATACGCGGGAGGCGTTGACTGCGGCGGCGCTGGCGATCGAGCGGGAAGCGAAACTCAGCCTCAGCCGTAGCGGAACCCACAAGCGGGGGACACCTACGCCGGCATCGCCCGGCGGGCCGCCCGCGCTGATCTCGGGGACGCTACGCCGATCGGTGACGCACACGCCAGTGAGGCGGGCGGGTATCGGCATCTGGGAGACGAAAGTCGGCCTTGCCGCAGGGTTCTTCCCGCCCTACGGCAAGAACCGGACCCCGTCGAGCAAGTACGGCGAAGCCCTCGAAAAGGGGCTGCGGAACGGCGCCACGTTCCCATGGCTGCTGCCCGCATACAAGGTGGTCATCCCGCAGATCCGAGGCATCACGGTCACCTTCTTCAAGGGTCCCTGGCCTAAAGGCTGAACGCTTACTTTTATGTCGGGTGGGGGCAAACATGACAGAAGTCGCCGATCTGTTTGTCACGTTGCGGGCGGTCACTTCCCCGTTCACGAAAGCAATGGGGGAGTCGGCTGCCTCCGGCGAGTCGTTCGGTAAGAGCGTCGGTGGTGTCGGCGGTCTCCTGACGAAACTCGGCCAGACCACGGTCGTAGCCGGTATCGGTGTCGCCGCCGTGTCTTTGAAGATGGCTGGCGATTTCCAGGCCAGCATGCTGCGGCTGAAGACCAGTGCGGCGGAGACCGGCGACCTGATCGGCAACAAGCTGACCGGGAACCTGAAGCTCGTCTCTGACGGCATTTTGAAGATGGCCGTGGACACTGCGACCAGCACCAAAGAGCTGTCGTCCGGCATGTACATGATCGAGTCCGCCGGGTTCCACGGCGCGGCCGGCCTGAAAGTGCTGCGGGCCGCCGCGGAAGGTGCGAAAGCGGAAGGCGCCGACCTTGGCACGGTCGGTAACGCATTGACGACAGCGATGAAGGACTACCACGTCAACGCGTCCAATGCGATCCCGATGATGAACCAACTGATCGCGACGGTCGCGCACGGCAAGACCACGATGCAGGATCTCGCCGGCGCACTGCACTCGGTGCTGCCGATCGCCGCCGCAGCGAAACTGTCCTACGCCGAAGTCGGTGGCGCTATCGCCACCATGACATCCCACGGCGTCACCGCCGAGCTGGCGACACAGCACCTCGCGAACTTCATCCGCAACCTCCAGGCGCCGTCCAACGTGGCAGCAAAGGAAATGTCGAACCTCGGACTGTCGTCCGTGGACGTGTCGCAGCACCTTGGACAGCGGGGCCTCACCGGCACCCTCGACCTGCTCATGAAATCGATCATGTCGCACATGGGCCCGGCCGGCCTGGTCCTTATCAACACGTTCAACCAGTCCAAGGAAGCGGCGTCCTCTGCGAACACGATGCTCGCAGCGATGCCGAAGCAGGTCCACGACCTGGCGCTGGCGTTCCTGAACAACAAGTTGACGGTCTCGGGTTACAGCAAATCGTTGAAGGACCTATCCCCTGACCAGGAGGTCCTCGGTAAGCAGTTCGCGACTACGGTCCAGAAGGCGCGCGGCTTCACGGATGCGTTGAAGAACAATCGTGGTGCCTCCGAAACCGTCGCATCTGCGCTGAAGAAGGTCACTGGTGGTGCGGTCGGCCTTGAGACTGCTTTGCAGTTGACGGGCGAGAACGCGCAGGACTTCAACGCCAATGTGAAGGCGATCGGCGAGTCCAGTAAGCAGGCCGGTGGCCACGTCGAGAACTGGGCGCAGATCCAGCAGTCGTTCAACTTCAAAATGGGTCAGCTCAAGGAGATGGTGCAGACCGTCGCCATCAAGATTGGGACGGTTCTGATCCCGATCGTGATGAGCGTCGTCGGCTGGTTCTCCAAGCACACGTGGGCGGTCACGGCGCTCGCGGTGGTGATCGGCGGGGTTCTGGTCGCGTCGGTGATTTCGTTCACGGTGGCGATCTGGAGTATGAACGCGGCCCTGTTCGCGAACCCGATCACGTGGATTGTGTTGGCGATCGTCGCGGCTATCGCATTGATTGTTATTGGGCTGATGTATGCGTGGAACCATTTCGCATGGTTCCGGGATGCGGTGAAAGGTACCTGGGATGCCATTAAGGCGGTCACGATCATCGCCTGGGACGTCATCAAGGCGGTCATCGTCGGCGCGGTAGATGTGCTGAAGTTCGTGTTCGTCGGCGGGTTCGACGTCCTCAAGGCAATCGTGGTCGGCGTCTGGGACGG